AAAAATTTGGGTGAGGGGTTCTTATGGATTACCCTCCTAAGGTTGTAGCGCATAGCTCCCCAGCCTCGTGGGGCACGCTTACAGCCTGTCCGCCGGTTACCTTGTGAGTCGGCTCACTTTCGGCAGTTGGGATCGGTCCCAACGCATTCACCGGCGGCATTAATACGGGCCACACTCCGTTACTCAAATACTTTTGTCGAAATAAATCGTCAAAGGTAGGGAGTTCAGGGTGCGACCCATACTTTGCCAATATTGCCTGGATCTTGGAGCGAGAGTTGTTATACTCGTCCTGTCCGTGATGGAATATTTCAGAAAGATAAGACCCAACCGTCTCCTCCAACGCGCTCAGCTTACTGGTGTAAGGTTTGCGCACCCAGTTGAGAATATCTTCCACTATTGGCCGTGGTAGTGGTGCTAGCATCACTCTCACATCTCGATGGTCAATAGGGACGAATTGGCGCTTCAAAAAGCTCGTTACGCCAGATTTGTCCCTATTGACAACAATTCCGATACTCGCCATACACTCTTGAAATTCATCTCCAGTGTATGCGGTCTCTCTCCTCCTCGTATCATCTCCATACACGAGGTTGTAGTGACTCCAGAAACCTGTTAAAGTTCCATACTTTCGCAAGTAACACAAACAATGGTAGCAAAGGTTTGCTAAACTATTGATTCTGTCAGTAGCAAAAGCACCTGATGGAGAACCGCAGAGTACTTGGTAGACGAGGTCACCCGCTACATGATAAGCATTCTGCAGCTCCATTATAAGGCAGCTAACCACATCCTCGTACTCCTTGTCTACTCTCTTGTGGTGTTTACACCACGCCACAGCTATGCGACGGACCACGGTCAACCATTGTGAATGGAAACCAGGACCAAAACCACTATAATCCTCATCGACTACATCATCCGCTCCTCCATGTACCAATGCCCAATCTCCTGAATGGACATCGATACCCACGGCAATCTTGTTCTCGATGGTAGTTATAGCAGCAAAGAATTCCATTAGGTAACGTCGCATATCTAAGGTATGGTGCAGCGGGGCTCCGTTTATCAATCGCGTGTCCTTTCCCG